CACATGATATCAGAGAACAAATTAGAAATGCCGCTAAAGCTTCTCGAAAAGCTGAGGGCGTTGCTTTTAGATCGGACGTATAAAAATATCAAATGAAGCACTTGCGAATATGCAGGTGCTTTTTATTATGTATGAAGGTGGTGATTTGTTTTTGAATAACAACGATGCTTTTTATAAAAGCAAACAGTGGACAAAGAAAAGAGATAACATACTACGACGCGACGGGTATATGTGTGGGGAGTGCAAGCGGTATGGTAAACGGACACAAGCAACAACGGTACATCATATCTTCCCACTTGAAACTCACCCAGAACATAAGCTGACAAACGATAACTTGTACTCTTGTTGCGATAAGTGTCACAACACATTTCATAACAGATTAACTAACGAGTTAACTTCGAAAGGTTTGAGTTTGGCAAAACGATTTGAAAATAAAATTTTAAAAAATAAACCAAACATTGGTGATCCCCCGCCCTTTTAAAATGCCTGTATGCCTTTCTATGGAGCGAAGAGGGGAACTTTTTCCCTCTCCACTAAGTTTTGAAAATTTGAAAATGTCGCTAGGAGGTGAGCGTATTGAATTTTGGAGAACAGTTAAAAGCATATCGTAAAAAGAAAAACCTTACTCAAAAACAACTTGCTGAAATGCTAGACATTTCTCGTAATTATTTGTCTGAAGTCGAGCGAAGCAAGAAGAACCCAAGCTCTGAGCTAAAAGAAAAAGCATCTAGTTTATTTAAAAAAGAAAGCAAGGAACTGCAAAAAAAGGTAGAGTTTTTAACAAACAAACAAGACTTAAAGACAATTTACAAAAAGCGCGTTATTGGCGACATGAAGTCGCTGAACACGTATAAAATTGAATTTGAACAAATTATCGATATCTACACTGATCTTCTTGTTCAATATCGCAATTCCTTAGACCAATATCAAAACGAGAAAGAAGCGCATGATGCATACATGATAGAAACAGGTAAAAAGCCGGCTTTGGTTTTGGTTATTGAGAATTTAAGAAAAGATATCATCACATACTCTGACAGATTAACTCTAAATCCGAAATCTATTCAAAGTACTATTTCTGACAGCAAGCCTAAATCGAAATTAGCGGAAGTGCTGAAAGGCTTTGGATAAAAACATGCACGAAGCTGAGGTGTTAGAGTATGCACGATCAGTTGTCGATAATAAAAAGATAGCCGGAAAAGAAATAGTACAAGCGTGTCAACGTTATTTAGATGATCTTGATTATAAAAAATATGATTTTAAAACAAAAGATGCCGATTTTGTTATTGGTATTATTGAAAAAACGATTGTTCACGATAAGGGAGAAAAATTAGATGGTTCACCACTTATGGGTGAGCCTTTTATTTTGGAACCGTGGCAAAAATTTATTGTGTATAATCTTTTAGGTTTTTTTGAGAAAGGTACGATTAAACGTCGTTATAAAGAAGCGTTTATATTCCTTCCAAGAAAGAATGGTAAGACGAGATTTATCGCCGCGTTGTCATGGGGTTTAGCTTTATTACAGAGAAAATCCGGTTCGACAATATATATTGTAGGTGCCGCACTTGAACAGTCTATGCAGTCGTTTAATTTTATTAAGTATAACCTGGATGAAATGGGCGAGAGTGACAACTTCCGTATTCGAGATAATAACCAAGAGCACTCTATTAGTGGTGATTTGGGTGATGGTAGCTTATACATCAAAGCATTAGCTGCAAACCCAGATGCGCAAGACTCGCTGAACTGTAACGTAGGTATAGCGGATGAGTTGCATGCATACAGAACACCTAAACAATACAACATCATCAAAGAAGCAATGAAAGCATACACGAACAAGTTAATGATCGGTATCACTACCGCGGGCGACAACATGAATAGCTTTTGTTACAACAGATTGAAGTATTGCCAAAAGATATTAGACAAGACAGTAACCGCAGAAGAATACTTTGTTTTTATTGCTAAAGCTGATGAAGATGAAAATGGCGAAGTAGACTACACGAGTGCAGAGCAACACGAAAAAGCTAATCCTAACTACGGCGTAACTATCCGTCCAGAAGACATCATGAATGATGCAGAGCAAGCACAAAATGATCCACAAGGTAGAAAGGACTTCTTTGCTAAGTCCTTGAACATATACACAAGTGCTATGCGCGCTTACTTTAACATCGAAGAGTTTAGAGCGAGTGACAATAAATATAGTTGGACACTAGAAGAGTTAGCTAAATTGCCGATTGAATGGTACGGCGGTGCTGACTTATCTAAACGCTTTGACTTAACGGCCACAGCTTTATATGGAGAATACAAAGGTGTGGATATCGCAGTTACTCATGCTTTCTTTCCGATTGTCGCCGCGCACGAAAAAGCAGATGAAGATAATATCCCGCTTTTTGGTTGGCAAGATGATGGATGGCTGACAATGACGAACACACCGATTGTTGAATATCAAACAGTCGTAAAATGGTTTATCAAAATGCGAGACTTAGGTTTTAATATTAAGCAAGTTGGTTTTGATAGAAAGTTTGGTCGCGAGTTTTTCTTAGAAATGAAAAATAACCGATTCAGAATCGAAGATACACCACAGCTATTTCATTTGAAATCAGAAGGGTTCAGACGTATCGAATCTAAAGTAAAAGAAGGTAAATTCTATTACTTAGGATCTGATGCGTTTTTATATTGCGTTCAAAATGTTCGAGGAATTGAACAGACCGACGATGCAATGAAGTACGAAAAGATTATGCCGACGATGAGAATTGATATTTTCGATGCGAGTGTCTTTGCATCAATGCAGATGCTTAAAAACTTGCAGAAAACAGGAACGGCCAGCAAATGGCTTGGAAAGGGGTGAGTAAATGAAAATAAGAAATTTTTTTAAAAAGAAAAAGAAACATGAAGTAAGGTATACGTCGTTTGATTCAGCGTTTGATGCGTTTATCAATTCAGGTTACACAACGCTTGCAGATAATCCAGAAGTGCGTATAGCTGTTGATAAGATTGCTGATTTAGTATCTAACATGACAATCCACTTGATGGAAAACACAGAAAAAGGCGATAAGCGGCTTAAAAATGGTCTTTCACGAAAAATCGATATTGAGCCCTCAAAACACATGACTCGAAAAGCGTGGATATATAAGATTGTATCTGATTTACTTTTGCATGGTGATGGTAACTCGATATTGCATATTGGAATTGATCAAGAAACTGGTTTGATCAGTGATTTAAAACCATTCGCGATGTCATCAGTCAATTACATTCAGACGCAAGACAGTTACGTAATAGAGAGTAACGATGTAAAGTATTCGCCAGATGAAATCGTTCATTTTGTTATCAATCCTAACCCAAATAAGCCTTATGTAGGCACTGGTTATCGTGTTGCTTTAAAAGATATCGTGAATAATTTAAAACAAGCTACAACCACTAAAAATAGTTTTATGAGTGGCAAGTATATGCCGTCTTTAATCGTTAAGGTTGACTCTCTCACGGCTGAACTTTCAAGTGAAGAAGGTCGAGATGGTGTATATGATAATTATTTAAAATCGAGCGAAGCAGGCAAACCGTGGATAATTCCTGCTGAATTAATCGAAGTACAACAAGTAAAACCATTGTCTTTAAAAGACATAGCTATAAATGAATCAGTAGAACTTGATAAAAAAACTGTTGCAGGACTCATCGGAGTACCTGCATTTTTTATGGGCGTTGGCGAGTTTAATAAGGCGGAATATAACAATTTTATCAATACAAAAATCATGTCTATCGCTAATGTTATCTCTCAAACTCTGACACGAGACGTCTTATATGACCCGAATTGGTACTTTAAATTGAATCCACGTAGTTTATATGCGTATGACCTAACAGAGATTGTTAATTCTTATACGCAGGTTGTTGATCGTATGGCGATGGATAGAAATGAATTAAGAAACGAATTAGGTTTTGACCCAAGAGAAGATATGGAAGAACTTCTCGCTTTGGAAAACTACATTCCAGCTGACAAATTAGGTGAGCAAGAAAAATTGAAAGGTGGTGATTAAAATCGAAAATAGACAAATGTTCTTTGAAACTAATTTTTCTGTCAGAGAGAGCGACAATCAAGAAAAGTATATCGAGGGTTATTTCATCCGATATAACGAACCTACAAAACTATACGATGGCATGTATGAAGAAATTAAACCTGAAGCTGTCATCAAAAGTTTAGAAAGTAATGATATTCGCTGCTTATTTAATCACGACTCATCGATTGTTTTAGGCAGAACAACGAACAACACGCTCACGCTAAAAAGTGATGCAAACGGACTGTTTGGTACAGTCAAAATAAACACAAACGATAAACAAGCGAATGATATTTATGCGCGAATCCAACGCGGTGATATTGACGCTTGTTCTTTTGGTTTCATTCCTTTAGAAGAAGATATTGTACAAATGGACGATGGATCAGTGAAATTTGTAGTTAGAAATATCGACTTAAAAGAAGTGAGTCCTGTCACATTCCCTGCTTATCCAACAACGATGGTGCAAGCAAGAATGGATGACAAAGAGCGATTCAGAAAACGTTCTTTAGAAATAAAAAAACAAAAGTTAAAGGAGAGATTAACGAATGGCTAATCCAGTGATTTTAGGCGCTAAATTAAACATGAAGCGTTCTAGTTTACAAGAGTTAGAAAACAGCATTAACGATGTATTAAAACGACAAGAAGATATTTTAAATGCAATTGATGAAATTGATAACGAAGAGGATTTAGAAGTCGTCGAAAATAATGCGAATGAGATTCAAACAGAATTAGATGCAAAAAATGAAGAAAAAGCAGGCTTGGAACGAGAAATTGAAGAGTTAGAAACGGAATTGACAAAAGTAAATGACAAAGCACCGAAAGAAAAAGGAGATGAAAGAAATATGACAAACAACATTGAAACTCGTGACGCTATTAAAAACTATGTGCAATCAAAAGGAAACGAGCGTTCAGGATTTACTTCCGTTGAAGGTGGCGCTTTAATTCCTGAAGAATTACTATCACCTAAAAAAGCACTTGAAGATGTGATTGATTTAGGTCGTTACGTAAACACAGTGAAAGTAAACAGCGGTTCTGGTAAGTATCCTGTGATCAAAAAGTCAGGTAACAAAATGACATCTGTTGCAGAGTTAGCTAAAAACCCTGAATTAGCAAAACCAACAATTACAGAAATCGCTTATGATATCGAAACGTATCGTGGATATATTCCAGTATCACAAGAAGTTATTGATGATGCAGACTACGATGTAGTTAGTTTAATCGCAGAAGAGATTAACGATCAGGATTTAAACACTCGTAATGCAGCAATTGCAACAGCATTAAAAACAGCAACGCCAAAAGCAGTTACTGGATTCGATGGACTAAAGAAAGTTTTCAACGTTGATTTAAAACGCGTTTATAATGCAAAAGCGATCGTTTCATCGTCTTTATTTAACGAATTAGATACGACAAAAGATGCTAACGGACGCTATCTGTTGCAAGACGATGTGACTGTTGAATCTGGTAAAAAACTATTTGGTAAAGAAGTTATCGTTCTTGATGATGATATCATCGGCACAGCTGATGGCGACTTGGTTGGTTTCATTGGTGATGCGAAAGAGTTCTTAACTTTATTTGATCGTAAGCGCGCATCGGTGAAATGGGTTGACAACGATATTTATGGTCAATTATTAGCAGGTTTTGTACGATTTGACACTGAAGTAACTGATACTGATGCAGGTTTCTACGTCACTTATACAGCTGAACCTGCGGTGTAAGGAGTGGTATAAATGAAAGTTAAAGTAATTAAAACGTTTCGTGATTTAAAAGAGAAGAAAAGACGAAATGAAACAGATGTGTTCGAAGTTACTCAAGCACGTTTTAAAGAAATTAACGGAACGAAACATGGCGTGTTAGTCGAAGAAGTGAAAGAAAAGCCTAAAAAAGAAACGAAAAAGTAGGCGATAAACATGACTAAAGAATTAAGTTTATTGAAAGCGAGATTAGGTATTTCGTCAAATGTACGTGACGAGTACCTGCTCGCCATTATTAATGGCATTAGATCGGAGTTAGTTGATCTTTATGGTGTAGCGCTTGATGATGCTAGTCAACACCAGTTCATGTTCATTGTGGATTATGCCACTTATCGCTATCAGAATAAAGAAGAGTCTGGCGCTATGCCGAGACACCTGCAATTCAGACTTCATAATTTGATTGTCGGAGGTAGTTAAAATGAATACATTCGATGAACAGATTCAGTTGATTTCGCTCGATGAAGGTATAGATGATCATGGTTTTCCTGCAGTAGTAGAAACAGTAAAATCTCCAATTCTGGCGAATTTAATTAGTGTAAAGTCTAATGATTATTGGCAGGCGAAAACAAATGGTGTAAAGCTTGTTTATGGATTTGAAGTGCATGCTTTTGAATATAGAGGTGAAGAAAAAGCGATGTATAAGAACGAAAAGTATGACATTGAAAGAACATTTCCTAAAAATGATTTGACAGAAATTTATCTTAGTCGAGAGTCTGATGATCATGCAACTTGAATTCGAGGGTTTAGATGAATTAATAGCAGAGTTTGAAAAAATGGAATATAGCGCAGATAAATATAAAGACGAAGCTCTAATTGTTGGTGCTGATATTTTATTGAAGAACATGCAAGCTGAAGTTTATAGAAACGGATTGACTCGTCGGAGTGGTAACGCAGAAAAATCTCTTACTAGAACAGAACCTAAAAACGACGAGATTTTTGTTGGTACAAGAGGTGGAAAAAAACAATCGGGTTACTATCTGTATATGCATGAATTTGGTTTTTATAACGTTAGAGCAGGAAGATTTATAGCACCAAGACCTTTCGCAAGTATAGCTTACGAAAATAGCAAAAATAAAATATTATCTGAACAAGCAAAAGTTTTACGAAAGGGGCTTGGTATATGATGAATAAGTTGATTATTGATACGTTAAAACCTATTGGCGTTCCTGTATCCTTTCTCAGGTACAACAATACGGCAGATACGTATATTGTTTTTTATGAGTATCATCAAGCCTCTTTTATCAATGCTGACGATGAAGAACAATCGACAAAGCACTTTTATCAAGTCGATGTATTTTCAAAAGATGCAACGTATTTAACTGTTGTTAAAGAAGTTAAAGCTCGGATGAAAAGCGCTGGTTTTGGACGTATGTTTGAATCAGAAACGTTTGATGATGATATGAAAAAGTTTAGAAAAATATTGAGATTTAGTTACTTAACTGAGGAGGAAAAATAAATGGCCACAATTGGTTTAAAAGATGTTTATTATGCAGTAATCACAAAAGACGACGAGACAGGTACAACTTATGATACACCTAAAAAATTCTCGCCAGCGATGACACTAACAAAGACACCATCTTACAACCGTTCGAATTTACGGGGTGATGATCGTGTTGTTGCAACAGCAGGTTCAAAAGGTCCAATGAGTGTTTCTGTTGGTCTCACGGATTTAACGAAACAAGCTAAGATTGATGTTTTAGGTATGAAAGTGTCTGAAACTGGTGGAATTATTTACGGATCGAATGATAAACCGGCAAACGTTGCTTTGATGTACAAAGCCGAAAAGTCAAACGGCAAATTCCGTTATGATGTTATCTACAAAGTGCAGTTCAATCCCGTGGAGGAGTCACTGCAAACAAAGCAAGAAACGCCAACATTCTCTACTCCTACATTAAACGGTGAAGCTATTCCACGTATATTCGACGGGGAAGAAGGACAGCAGTGGGATGAAGATGATGCGGATGTAACAGCTGGATTCTTAGATACATTCTTCGACGCTGTTCCAGAACCAACAGTCACACCAGAAGTTTAGGAGGTAGCACAAAATGAAAATCGAATTGATGATTGATGGGCAGAAACAATTGTTTACTGCCCCTTTTGTGCCGATGATGGCCAAAAGAAGATTTTTAGAAGTAACAATCAAAGAACAAAGTTTAGAATCACCTACACTCGAACAACAAATTGATATTGATGATGAGATGTACACGATCTTAACAGATGTTATTTTTAACAAGCAATTTACATTAGAGCAATTATATAACGGTGCTGAAATGAAGTATGTGCAAAAGAAAATGCGAGAAGCTATTTTTGGTGAAGCGAAGGAAAATGATGAGGGAAACAAAAAGGGGAAGTGACGTTTGAAGAAGCGTACACTTCCCTTAAATCGCTATATAAGAAGTTAATGTTTGCCGAGAATAGATGGTCTATGAAAGAAATCGACGAGATGGATATGCACTTTTTCCACGAGTTGATTAAAAGTGAAGAAAAAGAACAAACGGTTTATATTGACCAAGTTTGGTAAAAGGCAGGTGAGATTATGGCAACTGCAGATGTAGGGAATTTGCGTACACGGCTTTCTTGGGAAGGTGATGACGCTAAGCGATCAATGGCTGGTTTTAGACAAGATTTAAAAGCTCTAAGAGCTGAAATGAATTTAGCGCGATCTGGCGGAAACGACTACACGAAGAGTTTGAAAGGTATGCGTGATCAATCAGACATTCTAACGCGTCGTCTAAAAACACAACAAGAACAAGTCAAACTACTTAAAGAGCGTTACGAAGAATCGAGACGGGTGAATGGAGAGAATGCTACTCAAACAAAGAATTTAGCTGATCAGTACAACAACGCTCAAGCTGCTGCAAATAGAACTGAAAATCAATTAAAGGCACTTAATACGGAAATAGCAAAACAAGAAAATGGCTTTTTTAGATTAGGAACTCAATTAGAGGGTGTTGGTGATAAGCTTCAAAAAGTTGGTTCGAAAGCGACTGATTTCGGTAAAAAGTATTCAATGCGTGTGACTGCACCTATTTTAGCGATGGCCACCGCAAGTATAAAAGTAGCTGCCGATTTTGAAGAAGCAATGTCTAAAGTACAAGCAATTTCTGGCGCGACTGGCGAAGAGTTAGAAAAACTAAGAAACCAAGCGCGAGAAATGGGAGAAACAACGCGATTTAGCGCAACTGAAGCGGCAAGTGCGCAAGAATTTCTTGCGATGGCAGGTTTTGAAACAAATCAAATTTTGGGTGCGATGCCGGGGCTTTTAGACTTGGCAGCTGCATCTAGTATGGATTTAGGTAACGCGGCTGATATTACGAGCAACATTATGTCAGCGTTTAACCTAGAAGCTGAAGAAGCTGGTCGTGTAGCTGATGTACTAGCAAAAGGCGCATCAACAGCCAATACAAATGTAGAACAGCTAGGCGGTGCAATGAAATATGTTGCTCCGATAGGTAGTTCGCTGGGATTGGAAATCGAAGAACTAACTGCAGCGATCGGCTTTATGTCTGATGCGGGTATTCAAGGAGAGCAGGCAGGTAGACAGTTAAGACAAGGTTTACTACGATTAGCCAGTCCCACAGGGGCGGCGGCCGACCTGATAGAAGACTTGAGTATCAACGTATTTGACGCTGATGGCAATATGAAAGATTTAGATAAAGTTGTAGGCGAGTTAAGTCGTGGACTTGACGGAATGGACAGCAAAACAAGAGCGGCTGCACTATCGACACTTTTCGGTGCGGAATCGACTGCGGGTTGGACGGTGTTACTTGATAAAGGAGAAGATGCTTTAAAAGAGTACACAGGAGAACTTGAAAATGCAGAAGGTGCAGCTAAGTCAATGGCTGACATTATGAATGATAATACAAACGGCGCATTGAGAGAATTTCAATCATCGCTTGAGGGTTTAGGTATCACTGTAGGAGAACATCTGTTACCTGTTTTTACAACGATGGTAGAAAAAGCGACAGATCTTACCCGCCGATTCGGAGAACTTGATGAAGAACAGCAAGAACAAATTGTAAAGTGGGGATTGATGATTGCTGCATTAGGACCAGCAGCAATTGCTTTTGGTGGCGTTGCTAACGGTATTGGCGGTGTTTTAAAAGTCGGTGGATCTCTCTCTACTCTCTTAGGTGAAGTTGGCGGAACGGCTTTACTAGGTAAACTCGGCGGATTAGGTATGGCGGGTCCAGTTGGTCTAGCAGTAGCCGGTGTGGCAGGTTTAACTTACGGTGTTTTTAAACTGAGTGATGCAATGCGTGATAGTAGCAAAGTTAACTTAGAAAAAATTGAAACAATGCAATCAGAATTACAAGCAACAGATGATTTAATTAGCCGTTTTGATGAATTACAGAAAAAGAACACGTTAACGACAGATGAAATGTTACGTTACATGGACGTTTTAGCATTATTACAGCAAACGAACGCACCGGATAAAATCAAAAAGCTCACTGATGAACAAAATGATTTATTAGAAAAAAGCGGATTAACGAATGAAGAGATGGAAGAATTTCTTGGTTTAAATGATGAAGTTATCTTGAAGGCGCCGGACACAGCAAAAGCTATTAGTTCACAAGGTGAAGCATACGCTGAAAATACTCTAGCATTAAAAGAGTACAGTCGAGAACAACGAAACATTTTAGAAGCCGAAGTGCAACAGCAGTTAAATGATGCGATTAATGAGCACGCTCAAACGCAACGTGATTTGAATAAATTAATTGCTGAAGCGAAAGAGCTTGATAGAGATCGTATAGCTAATCAAGAACAACAAAAAGAAAACATGCAAGAACAAACAAAACAACAAAAAGTTATTCGTGATATCGAACAACAAATCAATGATTTATTAGATGCGAAAGACCCGAAAAATTATTTAGAAATCGAACGTTTACAAACAAAGTTAGCGTTAGAACAAGATACGTTAAATGAAATGAAATATCAAGAAACATCACTAGACGATCAAGCGAAGTTGTTGACTGATAAGTATATAAAAAACCAAGAAAACCTCGACAAAACGCGCGAAGAACTTGCTGAATTAGACAACGTACGTTTTAAGTACGAAGAAATTATATTGTCTCAGTTAGATTTGAACTATGAAAAAGGCCAAGGATTAATAGCTGTAGAAAATCAAATTGATGCCCTAACTAAAGAAAAAGAACAACTCGACAAACTGAAATATTCTGGTGAGTTAAACACACTTGAATATCAGGAACAAGTAAATAAAATAAACGAACAAATATCTAAGTTACAAACAGCTAAAGGTGAGTTACAAAACATTAATGAAGTGGCCGGTAGAACAATTTATCAGAGTCGAGTGGTGAATGTTAAATTTCATGCTCGTTATTCAGGTTTTAAAACAGGCGACTCAGCAAACATCGGCTTAGTTGGTGGCGGTGGTTATCAAAGCTATGCAAAAGGTACAGATTACCACCCGGGCGGTCGATTTTTAGCGGGTGAAGAAGGCTATGAGTTGGGTCGTCTCGGTAATCGGTGGGAGATACTCGATTACGGTATGTATAATCGTCCATCAGGTTATCAAGTCTTTACACATGACGAGACGAAAAGCATCTTAAAAGCTTTAAATCGTATACCTGGATATGCCACAGGCGCTAGACCAAGCGGTGAAGCAAACCGGGTAATTGATAGTTTAAACAATACTAGTCAAATGACGGGCGAAGCAGTCATTTATACAACAGTAATCAATCAAATGGATGGAAGAGAGTTAAGTAGGCACACATATAAACACATTACTGAAATGCAGAATCGTGATAAGAAAGTGAGGGAGCGCTTTGCAACATAGTAAATTATTATTTAATGGCGAAACAAAAGAATGGCTATTTTTACTTGAAGGACGTCAAAAGTCTCCTTTTGCTCCTATCACTAATAACTTATTGCGTGTACCTGGTAAAGCTGGAGCATATATTCAATCAAGTAAAACAGACGTATTATATATCAATCAACCTGTGGGCTTTATAGTTGATAGTGATGAGGATGCGCTTGACAAGTTAGATCAGTTAAAATCTTGGTTATTAACAAATGAACCAGTCGAGTTACAATTTCCTGACGAACCCGATCGCGTTTACTACGCAAAAGTTGAAGGAGATATATCTGATTTTTCGCGTTTTGGGAACCAGCGAAGAGGAACGATCACTTTCATATGTCCGGACCCTTACGCATACGGTCCCGAAAGAACATACACATTTCCATCTGACTATGTTTCAGTGACAAACGAAGGCACGCATGAAGCAAAACCAATCTTTGAGTTAGAAGTATTAACACCAGTTGCGTTTGCGATGATCCAAAATCAAAATGACGAATATATGATGATTGGTCGTCCAGCTGATGATGATGTGTCAGTAATAGACGCTAAACAGATGGTTT